AGGCTGGTAGGTTCAGAGTGTCAGCTAAGAGGAAACCAAATGGAACTTAACGACTGGGAAACAGGTAGTGTGTCTCGCAGGTTGGCTGTTGAGTATTCGCTTAACCGCAAGCGACAGATAGATGTACTGATTAACTTGGAGACAAGAATGGCAGAGTTAAAGCAGCGTGTTGAGCAGGAGATCAAACCAGTGACAGCACAAGAGTTTTACGATATGTTGCGCAATACAGTCATTGAAGAAGTGGCGGCAGAGATAGAGAAGATGACTGGCTTTGGTGCTGACACCATTGACAGCTTGACGATATATGTGAGGGCAATGAAGAAATGAAAACGAAGAATGCATTTGAATGGCGTAATGAGCCAAGCATATGGACAAGGGACAAAGAGCTGAGGCAAGTAGCTGCTGGTCATGTGCTGGGCAAAGCTTCAAGGGAGCGCATCAGCCTGACAGAGATACTGGGCAAAGCTTCAAGGGAGCGCATTAGCCTGACAGAGAAGAAGGAGTTCCATATATATTCAAAGGCAAAGCAAAGCAAATAAAGGAGACAGGCATGGTTTCAGTTATTCTTATGTTTCTTGGTGGTGTCATTACAGTTGGCGCTTTATTTTTAATGGCACAAGTACTGTTGTTCTTACAAGATGTTGATGAAGAACGCTGATCCTGAGCATTACGAAGCTTTGCTGGCGCACTTAGTATGGATGGCAAGAATGCCTGCTGCTAAGGCGCATGCTTGGTTCCGTGTGCAAGAGCTGGAAAAAGAGCCGTATGGCTTTTATGTGGGCATACAAAAAGAGTTCTTGGCGATCATGCGCAAAGACAAGCCAGCAGAAAATGCCTGAAATTGCTGGACAAAATTGCCAAATCGCTGGCGCAGAAATCTAGGAAATAATTTCATGGCCCCAACATGGGTGGTATCTTTTGACCCCCATCGGCATGCCAGTAGGTAATTTCTCTCACTGTGCATGCATACAGGCATTGTCAAAAATCAGCCAAAATCAGCTAGTTGAAAACAGAATAGTTAATTTCGCTGTTAGCCATGGGAAAACCTGCCAGCAGGGGCAGCAGATCAGGGCAGATCAGCAGCCAGTCAGCGCAGGGCTGTTGCATTTTCGTTGACAGTCAATAAATAAATTCAAATATTAGGGTTTGTCCCTATTACATACAGCATGCAGCTGCGTTATATTTTGTGCATCGGTTAGCAGTTCAGCGCCGATACATTCTGTAACCACCTAATAAGGGGCTTGAAATGAGAAAAGACTATTCATTCACTATGTATTTTGGGCTTAAAGCCTGCCTGTGTTTTATCGGATATGCATTCGGTACGCAGGATTTTGCATTTTTATGGGCTGCTACTGGCTCGCTGCTGTTTATGCCTGCTGTTGCATATCTCGAAAATCAAGGGGCATAACATGAAAATCACAATCCGTTTAGATAAAAATTATGGCAGCTGGGTTGTTTACCCTGTATGCGAGCAGGCCCTGTTATTCGCTGCAATAGCAGGCACTAAAACCCTTAAAGAGAAAACCCTAGATCAAATTATGCAGCTGGGCTATGAAATTGAAGTAGCAGCAGAGCAGATTAAATGGCAGGTGGCAGCATGAACGAAGATAAACAACCCAACTACAGCAGCACCGATGCCGAAATTGTGCATTATTACGATAGCCACCTAAACCTAACCCTGCGGGAATTGTCAGATATGACGGGCCGATCAGTGAAAGATCTTAAAAAACTGATTATGGGGGGTGCAGCATGAACTACCTAGAAACCCAGCAGGCCATGCTAGTTAATGCCCTAGCACTGGCTATAACAGCACCCAGCGACAGTAAAGCCCAACAGGCCACGCAGATAGCACTGCAGTTAACGCAGGGCTTAACAGAGCAGCAGGTGGAATTGTGCAAAAAAGCAGCCCTAGTAGTAGCGGAGATATCAGAATGAAACACACTAAAACAGCAGCAGCAGTCAAAATCAGCATAACGTCTAAGTTAGACGGGATCCGTTCATGGTCTTTGCAGGCCCTTGATACCTGCCCTGGCAGCATAGAAAGCCCAGGGGTTTTAGTGGATGCCTGCAAGGGCTGTTATGCCACTACAGGAAACTACAGGTTTCCGAATGTTAAAGCCCCTAGGGAATTTAACAGGATTGACTGGCAGCGCATGGCCTGGGCTGATGACATGGTACAGGCACTGGCAAAAGATAGTTATTTCAGGTGGTTCGACAGTGGAGATATTTATACCCTGCCACTGGCAGAGAAGATCTTAGAAGTAATGCAGCGTACACCATGGGTAAAGCACTGGCTACCTTCACGCATGTTTAAATTCCCTAAGTACAGGCAGGTTTTAACAGCCATGGCAGCACTGCCTAATGTATCGGTTAGGTTTAGCAGTGACAGCATACAGGGGCAGTTTACTAAGGGGCTGCATGGATCGGTCATAGTGGCTGACAGCGACAGCCTGCCTAAAGGGGTGACATTGTGCAGGGCTTATGAAAATGCAGGGCAGTGCAGTGGCTGCAGGGCCTGCTGGGATAAGACAGTTAAGGTTATCGCATATCCTGCCCATGGAAAGAAAATGCATAAAGTAATTCAATTAAAGCAGGTGGCAGCATGATAGATAAAACTGATAAACCTGTAGTACTGGCATGCCTGCTGGCTGCTGTTTTCTTAATTGTTTTCTTTTTAATGGGGTATTGATATGCAAAAAACCATGATAGCTAAGTACAGGGGAACCTGCGCCATATCGGGAGCGCCGATAAGGCCAGGGGATCAGATAACCTATGACACTGCTACAAAAAAAGCATGGTTCAGCGAGCCAGGGGATTGTCGGGTTGACACCATAACCCTAAACGAGCAGGGCAGATATCGCACGTTTACTCGTAATGCAGCAGGCAGATGCATCGATGCGCCATGCTGTGGCTGCTGTACTATCTAAGGGGCTGATTATGCAGTTTGATCAATTTGAAGCCCTAGCAGTACTGGCAAGATTAAAGCCTGGCAGTAAAGCTTGGCTATCTGCGAAGTTATGTATTGTCTTTAACCGTACCCAGCAAAATGCAGCAGCCCTAGTAGAATGCAGACAGTCAACAGTCAGCGCAGCAGTGCGCAAGATAAGGGCAGCGCAGCGACTGGCTAACCATGGCGCAGACAGACATTAAACCCAGCTAACCCTTAACAGCCCCTTTAATGGGGCTTTTTTATGCCTGCTTACAATGCAGCGCATGCAGCCAGTATCAATAGCACTGCCCAAAAAGCCTAGGATCAAGCAAAAAGAAAAGCAGCCAGATCTGCGACATTTCGCTGTGGTTCCGTTTAGGGCTATCACTGACAGGTCAATAACTGAAATGCAATTAAGGGTATTGCTTATGCTGTGCGCATACAGCAACAGGGCAGGGCTGACCTGGGTAGGGCTGAAAAGAATCGCAGATCATTTCGGAATAAGTCTAAACAGGGCAGCAGTGCATACAAGGGCATTGATCAAAGCAGGGTATGTAAAGGTCATTTATTACGGTTTTAAAGGTGAACGAGCGCATACAAGGCAGGTCATATACAAGGCAGATCTTACACTGGCTGACATCATAGGAATAACAGGGGAATCAGCCCCATTCATGCAGCCCTTTTGTATATTTCCCTTCAATACTGTCGCTGCTAAACCGTACCGATACATTCGACAATGCTGCCATGGCTGTTAACACCTGCCTGTACTTAGGGAATTTATGCATGCGTGTAGGTAGCCAGTGCTTTACCCATGGTGTCCGCTGCATTACTTCTAGAATCTTCTCTGCCAGTGCTAAGGTGTACATGTCGCCACTGTCAAACCACCGAAAATAGACATCCTTAGCCAGTGCCTGCACCATATCGTCAGCCCAGTCTATGCGCTGCCAGTCAATGCGGTTAAATTCCCTAGGGGCTTTAACATTAGGGAATCGATAATTACCTGTAGTGGCATAGCAGCCCTTGCAGGCATCTACTAAAACGCCTGGGCTTTCAATACTGCCAGGGCAGGTATCTAGGGCCTGTAATGACCATGAACGGATGCCATCAAGCTTAGATGTAATGCTAATTTTTACTGCTGCTGCTGTTTTAGTGTGTTTCATGTTATGCCCCTTGGTTTTCGAGATATGCAACAGCAGGCATAAACAGCAGCGAACCGACAGCAGCCCATAAAAATGCAAAATCCTGTGTACCAAATGCATATCCGATAAAACACAGGCAGGCTTTAAGCCCAAAATACATAGTGAATGAATAGTCTTTTCTCATTGCAAGCCCCTTAATAGGTGGTTTCAGAATGTATCGGCGCTGAATTGCTAACCGATGCACAAAATATAACGCAGCCACCTGCTGTATGTAATAGGGATAAACCCTAGTATTTGAATTTATTTATTGACTGTCAACGAAAATGCAACAGCCCTGCGCTGACTGGCTGCAGATCTGCTGCCCCTGCTGGCAGGTTTTGCCATGCTTAACAGCGAAATTAACTATTCTGTTTTCAACTAGCTGATTTTGGCTGATTTTTGACAATGCCTGTATGCATGCACAGTGAGAGAAATTACCTACTGGCATGCCGATGGGGGTCAAAAGATACCACCCATGTTGGGGCCATGAAATTATTTTCTAGAATTTAGCGCCAGCGATTTGACAATTTTGTCTGCCAATTTCAGGCATTTTCTGCTGGCTTGTCTTTGCGCATGATTGCCAAGAACTCATCTTGTATGCCCACATAAAAGCCATACGGCTCTTTTTCTAGCTCTTGCACACGAAACCAAGCATGCGCCTTGGCAGCAGGCATTCTTGCCATCCATACTAGGTGCGCCAGCAGAGCTTCGTAATGCTCAGGATCAGCGTTCTTCATCAACATCTTGTAAGAACAGCAACACTTGTACAACCAAAAAGAAAGCACCAATCGTGATCAAGCTACCAACGAACATAAGAATAACTGAAACCATGCCTGTCTCCTTTATTTGCTTTGCTTTGCCTTTGAATATATGTGGAACTCTTTCTTCTCTGTCAGGCTGATGCGCTCCCTTGAAGCTTTGCCCAGTACATGCCCAGCAGCTACTTGCCTCAGCTCTTTGTCCCTTGTCCATATGCTTGGTTCATTACGCCATTCAAATGCATTCTTCGTTTTCATTTCTTCATTGCCCTTACATATATTGTCAAGCTGTCAATGGTGTCTTGACCAAAGCCAATCATCTTCTCTATTTCTGCCGCCACTTCTTCAATGACTGTGTTGCGCAACATCTCGTAGAACTCTTGTGCTGTTACTGGTTTGATCTCCTGCTCAACACGCTGCTTTAACTCTGCCATTCTTGTCTCCAAGTTAATCAGTACATCTATCTGTCGCTTGCGGTTAAGCGAATACTCAACAGCCAACCTGCGAGACACACTACCTGTTTCCCAGTCGTTAAGTTCCATTTGGTTTCCTCTTAGCTGACTTTGTAAACTTGCCAGCCTTGCGAAAGATTGTCCTCAGACTGTTGTAATTGACACCGAACCTGGCGGCAATCTCTTTTTTACTAAAGCCTTGGTCATACAGGCTGAATGCTCTGCGCTCGTCAATTTGGATCGGCTTGCGACCTGAATTCTTTCTAGCCCCACCCTGCATTTAAGATTCTCCATGCTGTTGCTGCACACAATGGGACTTGACCGTTCCCAATGGCTTTAAGTCTGTCCACCCTAAAGGCCACCCCATCAGCCACTCTACCCACGTTGGGTTCAGTTGCCCAGAAGTTGGATGAACTGATTGGCTTAAAGAGATTTGCTTGCCTATCGCTACCCGCCTCTGAACTGATGGGTTGCTCATGTTTCCCCTGTCTCTGTGGTCTGATGCTTGAGGTGTTGGAAACTTCGCCGCAAACGATTGAAGTGTTCTTCCCGATTGAGATTTCGCCAGTGGGTTGTAATCTTTTGTCGGGCCTCTCTGACTTGCGTCGGGTGTTGGTAATAGACGTTTTTTCAACGCTCGCCTGCTGTTGCTCCCACCGTCTAACCCTGTTGTGTTGGGCGTGTGAAAGCTGTCCACGCCATTTGGCGACAATCCATATTCTGTCCCTCTGATGGTTTGCTCCAACGTCTGCTGCTCCCAGCACTCCCCATCTCGCATCAAACCCCATTGAGGCCAAGTCTCCAAGAACGGTTCCAAGTCCCCTAGAAGTGAGCATTGGTGAGTTTTCCACAAAGACGAATCGTGGTCGTACTTCACAAATGATGCGAGCCATTTCTTTCCACATTCCTGATCGCTCGCCGTCAATTCCTGTTCCTTTTCCAGCGGCTGAGATGTCCTGGCATGGAAACCCGCCAGATACAACGTCAACAATTCCTGCCCATGGTTGTCCGTCAAAGGTTTGTACGTCATCCCATATCGGGAAAGTTTGGAGAAGCCCATCATTTTGTCGGGCGCACAATACGCTTGCTGGGTAGGGTTCCCATTCAACGGCGCAGACTGTTCTCCATCCAAGGAGATGTCCCCCAAGTATTCCTCCACCAGCGCCTGCGAAAAGAGCCAGCTCATTCACTGCAACCCCATTGGATCGTCATCAATAAAACACTCCCTGATGTACTTGATCTCTCGTGCCAGCATGACCATTACCTGAGCATTGGCGCTGAATGCTTCTGCAATTTGCTCAATCTGCTGTTCAAGATGGGAGATCCGCTGTTCCAATGTCTCTTCAATCATGGCAATAACTCCAATACTGTTACCTCAATGCGAGGCGATCCATATGCTTTGCTGCTGTGCAACTCGCACACCTGACTGTCATCCAGCCACAAGATGCCGTTGCCAGCATCCATGATTGCCTTGATGTAGTTGTCCAGATCAGGCTTGCCCACTGGTCTTTGCTCTCCAGACTCTGCTTGCTGGCGCTTGGCCTTTGACCAACTGACAGGGATAGTCTTGTACACCCGCACAGACAGGGCTATAGGCGTTTCCAAAGGATCTTGGCTACCCATGGCATGCTTCGCTGCTTGCGCTATCTCCTGCTCCCAATCCGCTGTCTTCTTCGGGGTATATGTCTTCACAAATCCCCCTTGACGAGCGAATCTCGGTCTGCCTTTCCCCACAGGCTCTCCACAAACGACAAAATTCACCATCAAAGTCATCAAGATCCCCTGTAAGTTGCATGGCTCGGTTGACCACGCTGGCTGGCACTGGTCTGCCCTCTTTCACGCTGTCCAAGATGCGCTTGGCATCCTCAAATGTCATTTGACAGCCCTCAATGGCTTGATAAATGGCAGGTTCACTTCCTTTTCGGGAGGTGGTGGGGGCAGATTAGCAGATGGCGGTGTCCATCCAGCCTTGCGCCATGTAGCCTGCACATCAGCACCACGCTGGTACTTAAAATTTTCAGAAGTCACACGCACACTTGGCATAGTGATCTTGGTTCCTTCAGGTGGCATCCATTTGGTCATGTTGATCCCTTTAAAAAAGCTTGAATCCTGTCGTCAGAAGATGAATAGACGGCAGACAAGCCATCAATTATCAGAGTCTCAACAATGGCAGACTGGCTTTTACGCTGGTCAATGGATGCTTTTTGCAACAGCACCTTAGCCTGTGGACGCACCCGAACAAGCAATTGTTGGGTTTCGATCTTTGGTTTGTTGAATGTATGTTTCATGCTATCAATTCTATATCACATTGATTTTATGCAACTAGGGAAAGTACCTAGAAAATCAGCATCCATTGGTGTTGTAAGATGCTATCACTTTGCAATCATGCAAGGCAAACAACCTACCTATTAAGGAGAGTTCAATGGAATTCGGCACAATTTGGAAAAAACTTGTACGCCGCAACGACCCCCACACCAGTCAGGAAGCAGCCAAGTCTGTCAACACGACAAACATGGAGCAGATTGTTTACGAGGTAATCGCAGGTTATCCACAGGGATGCATTCAAGACGAGGTACTAGCTCATCTAACGAGCTACCCCTACTCTACAGTGACAGCCCGATTCAGATCTTTGCTGGACAAGGGTTACATCATTGACACTGGGTTCACCCGCCCTGGTCGATCAGGAAGAAAACAGCGGGTTCTCATCATCAAGGAGTTTCACAATGCCTAAGCTTACCTCGGACACCATGCTGTCTTGCTCACAATTACCCAGCCTTTTTGGAGTCAGCCCTTACAGCACACCCAACGATGTCCTCACCTTTTGCATGAAAGCCATGCGGGGTGAAGATCCTCGCACCCAAGCAGGTGAAGCGGCAGACTGGGGCAATGCTTTGGAGCCAGCCATCATTGCTGAGATGGCAAAGCGCCTTGGGCTGAAGAGCTATGTCATGCCCGACACTGCCTTTACCCACCCGCACCTGCCACTTGCCGCCAGTGCTGATGCCATCGGTACACCAGAGGACAACGTGGTCATCCAGCATGATCCAAGTAAGGGTATCTATGTGGTTGGCGCTGACAGCATTGCGCTGATTGGCAACGGAGTGCTGGAATCCAAGCTGACTCGTGGTCATCCAGAGGATCAGCTTCCCCTGTATCGTGGGCCAATCCAAGTGCAGGGCGTGATGATGTGTACTGGCTTGGACTGGGCAGCTATCGGTTGCCTGTACTCAGGGGTGGAGTTGCGCATCTTCCTGTTCAAACCCCATGGCGAAACCAAAGAGCAGATTGAAAGCAAAGCAACAGACTTTGCCAACCGACTGACAACCTTTGAAGAGACTGGCGACATCGACTACTACCCAGCCGCCAATACCAAGGATGCCAACAGGGTATGGGCGACAGCCAAAGAAGACGAGATCGACTTAGGCATTGATGGCGAGGATCTTGTCGCTGAGATTGTCATTGCCAAGCAAAAGATGGCAAGCCTACAAGAGGACATCGACCAGTGGGAGACAGCCCTCAAGTCCATGATGAAAGACAGCGCCAGCGCAGTGGCTGGTGGCTGGACAGTTAAGTGGCCTATGCGTCACTTCAAAGCACAACCTGAGAAGACCACACCTGCCAAGGAAGCCTACTCAATCCGTCAGTCAACGCTCACTATTAAGGAAGCAAAATGAAACAGATCGCATCAGCCCTTGTCAAAGCCCAACGTGCCTTTGGCCCTGCTCTGAAGACCAGCACCAACCCTCACTTCCGTAGCCGATACGCTGATTTGTCAGCATGCGTGGAAGCAGTCATAGATGCCCTCAATGAGAACGGCATCTTTTTGCTCCAAAAAAATTACGACTGTAATGATGGCATCATGTGTGAGACAGTGTTTGTCCATGAGTCAGGCGAGATGCTGGACTGCGGCATTGTCCATTTTCCTGCGGTCAAGCAAGATCCACAGGGGTACGCCAGTGCTTTGACCTATGCTCGCAGGTACAGCCTGATGTCTGCCTGTGGCATTGCACCTGAAGATGACGATGGCAACGCTGGCTCACGCCGCCAAGCGCCAGCAGCCAACCCGCTGGATGCCATTAAGCCATCAGCGCCAGCCGCTACCCTGCCATATGTGCTGACGATACCTGGCAAGCGACCACGCCAGTATGAGACATCAGAAACTTACACCGATGATTACATTGAACTCCGTAAAAAGGTAGAGGAATCAACCTTGGCAACACGCACAAAAATGACTAAGCTTAGGGAACTCAAAGATGCCAACGAGGAACAGGTAAACAAGCTGAACCCTGAGCATAAAGCTAGATTGCTTGGGGATTACGAACTGCGCCGCAAGAGGTTGGGCGCCCAACTTGAGGAGAGTGACGATGGAGATGGAGGACTGGAATAAATTAGATGAAGAGTACAGGAAGTATTGTCAGCAGTGTCAAGCCGCTGGCAAACCTCCTGTAGACTTTCACACTTGGTTGCTTGGTGATGATTAAGCCAAAGCAGACATAGCGTTATCGGTGCGGGCAATGCGGTCATCAAGACCGTGTGTCCCACCATTTATTTTCTTGGTCAAGCCTGTCCAGTTCTGTGCATCAGCCAGCTCGTTCAGATTATTCTTATCCCAGAACCAACCTGCTGTGAGCGCAGCATATTTAGGCGTGCTTACCAAGTCAGGCTCTGCAATAAAGTCAACGTCCAAAGAGTCACCAGCTAACTGGTAGTTTGTCTTGCCAGTCAATTGGATCAAGCCACGACCACGGTACTTGAACCCTTCACCTGATGCCTCGTCGCCGTTGCCCATGCGATCAGCATAGACCTTGTTGGCTATCTTCTCAGGGTTGCGGTGGTATGGTTGTGCGGCATCCAAAGATGGGAACCGCTTAGGCCAAACCTTGGTCAATCCTTCTGCTGAGTAGTTGAGGTTTTCTTTGAGCGCAGTAAAGTTAGCAGACTCGTGAGCGCACTGGCCCAAGAACGCAGCTTGTCTTTCAGTTGTGCTAATGTCAAAGCGATCACAGGTTTCATTGATTGCATCAATCCACTCCTCTGCCTTTGCAGGCGTGATTTTTAAAGCTTGGGCTAATTGTTCAGCGTTCATTTGATTCCTTTCATGGTTTGGTAAACAGTGTTATACGCATCGATACACGCATTCAATTGTCGGATTGCTTTGTCTCCGTCATCTGTGATGGCGACAAGAGCTTGAGCAGTCTGTCCGTCAAGTTCGGCTCCTGCTTGAACGCTATCTCTGGCGGGAGCGGTGGCATCTGTGGCGGTTGGTACGGCGCACTCGGTGGCTTTGGTAGGAATGAACAGCTTGCGTTTGCCAGAATCAAGATCAGACTTGAGATTCGCAATGCGTTTGGATGCTTCATCGTTTTGTTTCCTTAGTTTAGTAGCAGTCTCTTGTGCGTCTGCTTGTAACTTTTGTTCTGTCTCTCTTGCCTTGGCATTCAGTGCGGCTATCTCAAGTTGCTGGCGATGAAACTCATCTGCACTTCCCTTGAAATATCCGCTTGTGCCTGCGCCAAGAACAGCCAGGACGATACCCAGCAATACCCATGGATTGAACAGACTCATTCCTTGGCTTCCAGCTTAGGTTCAGGATCATTGTCAACAGCCTCCGCTTTGGCAGTAGCAACAGCAGATGCGGCAGCAATTACCTTGCGTCCAGCCACGCCACCAAGCACACCAGTACACAGCAACATGATGTCATTGATCATCTTGGTGTACACCTTGTCGATGGGAGCCATGCCACTCATAGGCTGAGTCACCCATGTCACAGAATAGATGAAGCTGAAGCACGATCCAAGCAGGATGATGGAGATCACAAAGATTACCCATGCCCACACACGGACTTCAATCTCGTCAGGACTCAGGCGAGGCTTTATAGGTTTGTATCCAATGGTTGTCATTTCTTCTCCTTTTCAATGGTGATCAGTTGGTCAGGGCAAGTGCCAGTGGCGGTACAGATTGGTGCTTTGCATTCAGCATTCTCCCAATTCTTTGGATCTTGGCATGGGTATCTAAAGCGATCATCAC